TTTGGTCCTCCGCCCTGTGGGGCAGAATTCGCTTCTGTCATTGGCAAGTTTGCTTGCCCTCTTTGTGCTTGTGTTGCCATTATTGTTCCTCCTGTAATAGCTGAATCATATTGTCTAAAATACTTTTTTGGTCTTCTGTATAAAAGTCCCCTTGGCGCCATTCATCATGTTCATCAGGAGCGATATACCCTCTAATAAAAGCATCAAGAATGGATAAATCAAATGCTTGTCCAAAATCTCTTGGTGGATGCTCACTACTTGCTTCTTGCCTTTCATACATATCAACAGCAAGATTTACTTGTTCTTTAGTTAAAGACTCTTTAAACTGTTCTCGCAGTTCTGTAAAATCTGGGTCTACATTAGGCAGACCATGTAATAAATCTCCAAAAATAGCCTGTTCTAGCCATTCTCCTTGTAAGTTAGGATTATAAACTTCAATAACCGTTTTATCTGGGTTAGGACTAAATTCTTCTCCAATAGGAAAAAATTCTAATTGTCCTTGCCCATATTCCCAATTAGGATTATGCTTATACTGTATTTCAACGTCTGGAACAAATTTTTTTAATCTAGGGTAACTACTATATACATTTGTTAAAGGGTCGTTAGAAGAAAGTAATTCTTCTGTTTGTATATTAAGGTTTTCCATCTTTTTTACTACCTGATATCACTTCATCTCTCAACGTCTTAATTCTTTTTAATTCTCTTATAGCACCTTGCGCTATATGAATATCTTTTATATCTTCCGACTGTTCTAATACTATATGCATTGAGGCGATACGGTGTTCAGCATACACTTCTAAACAATCCATATTTTTTTTAACATTTACAAGCGATAATAATTTACGTGCTATCTCTGGTATCATTTTTTTCCTTTGGTAAAAATACTAAAACAAATGAATTGCATTTTGGACAGGATAAATTAGTTTCCATACTATACTCTTCATCTTCTTCCTCAATATCGTGGTCGCCTCCCCATATTAATTCTGTAGCGCAATGCCAGCAGTTCATTGTACTCCGCCAAGCATCTGTTCTAATCCTTGAGCTGCCGCAGGTTCAGCCGGAGTTTTAGGTGCACTAAAACCTTGTTCGCCCGGAACAGGGGCTTGTCCAACACCTATATTTCCTCCTCCGCCACCAGAGGGGTCTCCTGCATTAACGCCTTGGGCTGCTTCCGCATCTTTTACTCCGCCAGCAGTTTTTATTATCTCTGCTTGGACAAAAGCCTCCCGTTCATCATTAATCAATTTTTCAGAATCTAAATCCATAGCTGCGCCAAGCTCTCTTAGTATTACTGGAATTTTTAAGAACGGTGCAACAGATGGATTATTTCCAATCTGTAGTAATTGAAGAAGTCTTTGACTTCTAACTTCATTCTTCATTAAACTTTCTGTACCACGTGCTTTGACTTCTAAATCTCCACGTGCTTCAGGGTCAAAATCAAACTGCATATTAAAAGCAAATAAAGATTCGCCTAAGGGTTGTAACAAGTAATCATCTAGGTTTTTAACAACACTCTTAATACTTATTTGTGCCGCCCCCATTAACATACTGATACCAGCCGCTGTTCTTCCTGTTCCTGCAACACCTGTTTGTCCATGAGAATAGGAAGGAATACCAGTGGCGTCATCTGCAAGAACTCTTGCTTTATCAAACATCATCATATTTTCTTGACTGACGTTAGGATATTTAGTTCCGAAAAGAGCTTGACCGGGTGCTCCTCCTTGTCGTCTGAATACTTTGCCGGGATATACCTGTAAGTCTTGCCACGGAACTAAATTAGTTTCGTCTATTTCAAATACTAAGTTTCCAGATAATACAGCGTTATCAACTGCCATTCTCATAAAGCCATTCATCAGTGTTTGAGAATCAGACATGTTTTCTGCTAACCCTACTCCAAAGAAAGAGTAAGGATTTGTTTCATACGGTGTAGCAAAGTAAGGGATACGTTTTGGAGTAAATGGATTAACTACAAGTCGTAGTATCTTATTATGACAAGTCCATATGTTAACTTGAAGTGTATCCACGTCTTTATGTTCAGAAGGGATGTCTAGTCCAGCTTCTTCTGCTAATGTTTTATCTACATTACCCCAAAATTCCAATATTTCAAAACGGTCAACATCAAAGGATGTTTCATTATCTCTTAAATCAGCTTCCCACCATTTACGGGTATAATTAAATCCCATTTCAATGCATTCTTCAATTGCATCCGAATTAAAATATGGACGTCTTTTTAATCCTCTTAATTCTGAATGACTCATTTTATGTCTTTGGATAGCATATTCAACTTCAGACATGTTATTAGCATCATAATCAGGATAAAAATTCCATATAGATACAGATTCTACTCTAGGAACTGTTTTAGTATCAGGAGTATATTCGCCTTCTTCGCTCCAATTTGCCATTTCTTTATCGAATGCAAAGGGCCCTTTAAGAATCCCTGTTCCAAACAATGCCATTTCAAAAGCTACATTACGAAGATGTTTTGATGCACTAGATTCTTCTAGCTGGTCTAATATCTTCTTTTCCATTCGTTTAGCGGCTTTTTGGGCGGGATAAAATGTTTGTGCTGTTTGAGTTAAACCAGCTCCCATATTTAATTTATCTTTTAGCGAGTCTAATCCTTCTTCAAAAGGACCAAGTTCCATTTCTCTTTCAAGAGATTCTTTTGTAGCACCGGGAGCTAAAGGTTTACCATCTCCCGCAAAGCCATAAACATTCTTTAATTCTTCCAAGGCATTTTCTGGGTCTTTTGGGTCAAAATGGACAGCTTCTGTTACACCATCTGGTATTCTTGTTGCTTCAACACCAAGAGGAAATCTTTGCCCTGCAAATAAAACATCAATAATTTGACCATATGCAGCCAAAACCTTTGTTTTAGTTATCTTAATAAATACTTTTGAGCGTTCTGTTTCAGTAAATTGCATATCAGTACTATACAGTCCCCTGTATTGCCTGTATGAATTAAGCCATCTTTCTTCGTCGTACCTCCTAGAATCTTCTGCTGAACTAAACTTACTAGTAACATACTCTGCTAGTTCTTCTTTAGGAGACTTTGGTACAAATACCATTGACTCAATATTTTCGTCTTCATCTGCCATGTTTAATATCCAAATACGTTATCTGCAGGTTTCCATTTTTTCATTGATTCTTCTGGGTTATAGTCAAAGATTGATTGAGAACGTGGTCTTGACATTACGCCATATCTTAAAGAATCGTACAAGTGGTCTTCTGCTTTTGTGTCTACGTCCTCCGAGTTAGTTTTATCTAAAGGTATAATTGGTAACTGTGCTATTAAATTAGTACAGTTACTAAATATAACCATTCCTGATTCGTCTGTGTCTTCATTAATTTGTAATCGCCTATGAATTTCATTTTTTCCCGCTACACGACTACCTTTACTTCTATCTGAGGGTCTCCATCTACATCCTGTTGCAATCATCTGTTCTGCTAGGGAAGGACCGGTATCTCCTCTTTTATGCCAACATGAGCTATCTAAAACGCCATAGCTAATTTGACCATCCTCTATTTCCGCTTCCATGACAGCATACGCCAAATCTTTTGCAGTATACTTTGACAAGTAGAGTTCACGGTATACAATAAGTTGCTCGTTGACTGGATTAACAGCAAACCACAAAACTGCACTGTATGAAGAGTAGCCATAATCGCACGCCCTAAATCTACGCCAATTTGCCGGAATTGCATAATTGTCCACCACATGGTATTTCCTATTGAATTCAGCAAACGCTGCACCTTCTGCAACATCCCAACTCCCTTCTAATAACTGTTGTCGCTGGGTCTCCGGTAGAGACAGCAACATGGCTTCATAATCCCCTGCGTTATACAAGTATGGATTATCCAATAATCTTGCTGGTATGAACCTTCTTTGAAAAAGGGGCATCCCAGATTTGCTATGGGCTTTTGGATATCTAAGGGTTTTCCCTGTCGAAATATCCGTTGCCCAAAATGCCTTATTCGGTGCAGAAGGGTCAATAAACATTTTCTTAACCCAACCATGTCCCGGACCTCCGGGGTTTGTTGTTCCCCGCATGTAGACCGGTAACGAGGAGTCTGCTGTTCTAAGGCGCGACCGTAAATAATCCCAAGCATAAGGTGTCGGATACTGCGTTAATTCATCAAAACCAATATACGTAAATGCCTGACCTTGGTATCGCAGTACGTCTTTTTCCTGCTCTAAGTATGTCATCCATATACGTGCCCCCGAAGGGAATGTCCATTGACTTTTTCTTTCCTGCCATTTAGCACCCGGAAAAGCCCTTGGGTATATTTCTTGAGATTTATGTATAATCTCTCTTAATTCATCATTTGTCCTTCTAAGTATAAGAGCGTTTGTTGCACCATTGCTACAATATCTTAACGGGTCAATGATTAAACTATACGTTTTTCCTCCACCGGCTGC